CACCACCTTTGTAAAGGAAAATTGAATAGGTGCTTTCACCAGCAGCAGCAAATTCACTATTGACACCACTATCACCCATGCGCACAATATCTTCATACCTGTATACCACACCTGCCTTAGATGCTTCAACCATTGCTTTGCAAAATCTGCGTGAATTTTCACTTATGTTCTGCGAATATTTATAACGAACCTTGATCAAACCGCCATCGTTTTCAGACTTTTCATTTGGCTTTGCAAATCTTTTGAATAGTTTGACCTGCGATAATTCTTCATCTGGCTTTGGATGATCGCTGATTATTTCTTCATCCACTAAAACATATTCATCCAAATCAATTTGCTCACCCTTTTCATACAAATGTTCCAACCATGCATCTTCATCTGCAATGGTCATGTCTTTTTTTTTTTCAATTGCAGACAAAACAATTGATCGCAACACCTGTGCCTGTGGTATTGAGCCTGGAACAATCGCACCAAATATGTTGTCGATCATTGCAGGCGTAAGCATTGGGAATCCTGCTGCAACAACTGCCTTTGCACTGCTGATTGGCAATGTTTGTGCTGCTGCCTGCATGATAATATTCACAAGACTTTCAATTTGCGCACCATTCAATGCCTGTGATGCTACATTCTCAACAGGTGCTGCATCAGTTGTTGCTATATCGTTTGTTGCCTGTGGTTCGTCACTTGTGAAATATTCGTTTTGTTCAATTTCAGGCTGAACCAATCCCAAAGTTTCCACGAATGAATCAATGATCTGCGTTTGCATTGGCTGGACCACGTTCATCATGAATAATCGATAGCCTTCTTTCTGTTCTTCTGCATTGGAACTGAAACCATCACCTGACAATTTGATACCAAACAACAATGGTGTTGTTACAAGATGTCCAGTCAAAATCTTTTGCGTTGCATTGCGATCAAGTTGATCGTATTGTTTATCTGCATCGCTTAATGGGAAGGTGGTAATCTGTGGTGATGGTTGATCTGCTTCACCAAAAGTAAAGAATATTTGACCTGCTCTGCCTGCACCTGTTTCAGCATTTATATCACGCTTCATTGCGGCCTTCACTTCTGGATCAGGTTGACCATTAGAAAAGTGCATGTGCAACTGCGGAAAAAATCCATTCAATAAATTTGATACGTGGTACTGGCTGGCAGCACGATCCACTTCAACGTAATTGATACACGACTTGTAAGATGGTTCTGGATAGTATGTTGATGTGCATTCATCCAAGAATGAAATCTTCACATACCTTGCTGAATCTTCATAACCATCAATCTGTTTGTCAATCAATGGCACAAACTCTGGTTTGTTTATTTTCTTGCGTGTTTCCTGCCAGTTGCGTGAATAAAAAATGCCAGTGATTTCACCTGTTTCATTGGCAGCCAATCTGCAATTTTCAAAAGGCAAATGATTCACTGCTGCAACACCTGTGCGATCAAGTGTTTTTATGTATTCAGTATAAAAACCACCATACAACACGATGTCGTTTGCAATGGAAGGCACTAAACGATTCAAACGATATTTGCTAATGATTCCATCATCGCTAACAATTGGTGACGTTAATCGCTTTCCTGCAACCATTTTTGCAATGCCTTTGACCAATGCGCCATGCACTGGTGATGTACTTGCTAATGTTTTCAAATATTGCGGATAATCGTTTTCATCACCATAGGCAATGTATCCACCACGATCAATGCGTTCGCTTGCAGCAACAGGTTGATATTGCGTCAACTGAACGCGATCAAAATTCGGTTGTATTTTTTTTTCTTCCATTTTTCTTTTACGGAATTATCACAATATCAATTTGATTGCCTGTTGGTGTGAAGTAATTAGTGTTGTCACCAATATTCACCAATCCTTGTTCAACCAATCCAACAACGGCAGCATTATTTTCATCCAAATTTACTGCTGAATTTTGGCCATAAACAAAATACCTGTAATAGCCTGCAACTTCTAATCCAATGGTGGTTAATGTAACCTCGGTTGATCTTGTATTCTCACTGATCACGTTCAAAACTTGTGCAAGCCTTTCACCTTGCATTCCAACAGATACGCCATCCTTGATCAGCACTAACAAATAATGCGTGAATGGCGTTGCATAGTACAAACGGCCTTCATCTAATGTGAAATATCGCGTTTGGTTTGCAGTATTGAAATCGAGATATACCATGTTGTAAATTTATAAAAAAAAAGGTGGGCAATCTACCCACCCTTTCATAACCATTAACTCAAAATCCCTTAGTAAGCAGGTGATATTGTAGCGTTTGGAATGTTGTCAAATGGAACGTCAGTAAAAGGCTCAACAAAATTGGCTTGTTTACGGCATTCAGCAGTGAATGTCAACATCGTTCCACTGAAATCACCACGATTTGCACCATTGGCAAATGTGCCAGTAGTAACTTCTGCACCAGCATCCAAACCAACAGCAGCGATGTTGTCGTTATTGTCACGAACAAAGATCACCAAACGTCTGTTGCGGATCAAATTTGCCATTTCCTTGCGATATGCTGCAGTCAAATTGTTCCATTGGATGACCAATGTCTGCGTAACGAAGACTGTCCCTGCATCGCCATTGGCAGTGATTTCTTGGTTGAATGAGTTTGAACCACCTTTCAATTCAAATCGGTACAAAGTAGCTTCATCAAAATCGGTGATTTGCTCATTTGCATCTAGTGTGATTGAACCATTTAATATGTTCCAATCGGCAAATAGAACCTCTTGTATTCCACCGATGTCTGTTTTACAATCTAGCAGTCTGCCTGCGGATAAATTACATGCCATTGTTTTGTGTGTTTTTTATTTTGAAAAAAGGCCACCATGTTTGATGATGGCCTTTGATCAGATTATTGTAAAGTCAGATTAGACAGTGTACAATGTGATTTCATCACTGAAACCATACTGCAATCCTGCAAAGAATTTAGCACTGAAACGAACGTTCTCAGACAAATCTTTGTCAGCCATGTCAAGCAATGCAACTTGATTCCAATCGCTCAACAAGTTTGTTCCAAACCAAAGATTTGATTTCTGTGCAAGCACCATTGTGTTAGCTGGCATACCGGGGCATACTGCAATAGCATACAATCCCATGAATGTTTGTGGAACTGCACCACCTGCGTAAGTGTACCATCCGTTACCTGCTGCTGCATTGGCAAAGATGAATTTTTCCCAAACGTCTTGACCCATGTAGATCAATGGTTTTTCTGTTGCACGCTTCACGCGGTCTGGTGCTTGGTCAACCAAATCTTGCAACTTTGAAAACACGTTTGCAGTTGTGATTGCTGCTGCACCTGTTACATCAATTACACCTGCATCTGCAAGGAACAATGTAATGAAGCCAGCATATTCACCAACGTTTGCGTTGACACCTGTCCAGATCAAACTTTCGTTCTTCTCTGCAATTTGACCAAGCATGTTGTCGATCATTGCCTGTGAAATTTCAGAAGCAAGACGGCCATTCTGCGCATCGTTTGCAGTCCAGTCAGTCAAGAAATCTTGTTTGCACAATTCGCGTTGAACTTGGAATTTTTCCAAAGTCAAAACACGCTCAGTCAAAGCGACCGTTCCTGTTGGTGTGAAGTCACAAGTGCCAGCGGCAAATGATACATCGTCAACAAGACGACGAACCACTTGTTTGTAATCGATGTTTTCTTTTAGGGTCAAATACTGCATTGACTCATTGGCCAAGAATGCAGGTTTGATAACTTCGCCAGCATATTTACCAGCGTAAGTTGTAGTCAATGAAGTTGTAGTAGCCATTTTTTATTTTTGCTTTTTTTTCTGTTTTTTCTTAATTAGCCTTTGCACGATAGTGTGCAATTCTTTCTTTGATTGTCATCATTGCAACAGGTTTTGTTTCTGTTTTTTCAGCAGACAATGCAACTTGTGTTGACTTATCTTTTACTGAAGAAGAAGCCTGTGACTTGGATAGCTTTTCAAATTTGCTTGTCATCTCTGCAAGTTTTGTTGCCAAAGTTTCCTTTTCTTTGGTTGCAGCACTAAGTGCTTCAGCACTGGCAGCGTTTGCAGTTTCAAGTGCATTCACACGCTCTGCAAGTTTGCTAACAATAGCAACAACGTCTGCACTCATTTCTTCCTCTGATTCAGTGATGGCAGTAATAACACCACCTACAACACTGATCACGCGTCCATCTTCCAATGTGTGATCGCCATCTGGTGCAATTGTTGGCTCACCTTCAATCACAACATACACATCAACACCTTCTGCAAAATCGTCAGCCGATGTTCCAATTTCTGTTCCATCTGCAAGGCGCATCATTTTTGCCAATACAACTTTTGCTGGTTCTTCAACACTCAAATTGAGATTGAAATTTTTTAGGACTTCGTTTATTTTATCTTTTAACATGGTCTAATGTTTAGCCATTAAACTGAACTGCATCCTATTGTTTCAACAGGTATATTTTTTTGTACATTTTTTAGGATAAATTTGTTGAATGTTCAATCCCACACTGAATGACAAGCAGGCAATTGCATTATCTTTACTGAGTGCTGAAAGCAAAGTTGAACAAGTGTTATATGGTGGTGGTGTTTATGGTGGCAAAACATGGTTTGGATGTTGGTGGCAAATCAGCAGACGAATAAAATACCCAAACACACGCGGATTAATTGGACGTGCTGAATTGAAAAAGTTGCAGTTATCCACCATGCGTTCTTTCTGGACATTGGCAAATGAAATAGGCCTGAAGGCTGGCGAGCATTACACGTACAATGGTCAATTGAATTATATCACCTTCATCAATGGCTCTGAAATATTATTGATGGACATGGCAGATTCACCAAGTGATCCTGACTTTCATCGTTTCGGATCATTGGAATTAACTGATTATTTTTTGGATGAAACTGCCGAAATTAGTGCAAAGGCAGTTGAGATTCTTGATACACGTGTGCGTTATAATCTTGTAAATAATCAACCAAAAGGATTGCTAACCTGTAA